CAGACGTTCCGACGTTGGTAACGACGTAGGAGTTGATCGCAGTCGTGGAGATCAACCCCGTGCCCGTGGCGTAGCACTCGGCCTTGGCAAGCCCGAAGATCCCGTTGGCCGAGACCTGGGTGAACGAACCCGCCGAAGCGGTGATGGTCCCGAAGGTGCCCGTGCTGCCGCCGACCGTTGCCGCAGAGACCGCCGCGAACGTCACGCCACCCGCGAAGTTGACCGGGCCGTTGATCGTCTGCGCCGTGGTCTCGGCAAGGTTCAACTGGCTGTCGATGAGGTTCTCAAAGTCGCTACCCGTGGGCGCGTCTCCGGTCTCGAAAGCCTGCTTGAGGGTTGCCTTGTCCTGCTGTGCCATGGGTCACCGTGGAGGGTAGGGGCCGGTGTCGGGGAACACGATGAAGCTGCACTCGATCTCCATGCTCCCGATGCTGCTGCCCACATAGAGGTTGTAGCCGGGGAAGCTCTTGATCGGTTGGTTCGCCGCATCGTAGGCAGGCCCGGTCTTGCAGGCGGGGCCAGCCGGTTGGTCGGGGCGGACGAAGGGGACGTTGGTCGGGTCGGACTCAGCCGTGATGAACCATTGCGGGTCAATCGGCTCATCCTGGTCCTTGCGGACGTACATCCCATCCCAGCGCCGAACGACCTGATCGGCGTAGTGGACAAAGCCGCTCTCGTCGTCGCGGACGAGCCATTGGCCCCGCCGCCAGCGATTGCGCTCCGTCCACCGGCCCATTAGCTCACCCGCTCAGGACCGCTCTGCATCGCCATGATGTCCACGGTCGCCGCGCCGCTGGTGCGGATCGTGAGCCGGAAGCAGGAGGCGGGGTCTTCGTGGGTGAACGAACACCCGGCAGAGAAGGCAGAGACCTGAATGAACTGCGCGGAGGCAACGCCATTCGCCAGAACACGGTCAATGCTCCACGCAGCCGAGCAGCCGGTCATGTAGGTACCGGTGCCAGACAACTGGCGGAACACGAAGGCGTACTCCTGCGTGGAGACCCAAGTGTCCACCGGCCAGTAGATCGTCGTGGTTTCCCCGGAGACCGGGGAGAAGGTCCATTGCTTAGGGCGGGCCATGTCAGACTCCGTAGATGGAGGGGTCGAGGCGGGTGTAGACGATCTCAACCGCCGCGTTTGCACTCAGCGTGGCGATGCTACCCGAGGCAGCCGCGACGTTGAGGTAGATGGCCTGCGCGGTGGCACCGCTCTTGGCGCGGTTGACGCCCGAGTCATCGAAGGCCCGGACTGCCGTCGAGGAGATCACGCTGTAGATGCCAGCCGCAGAGACCGACACCGCACCCAGCGTGTCCGAGGTGAAGACCGTGGGGGACGTACCAGCCCGAACCGTCGCCTCACCCCCGGCAGCCGTGCCAGCGATGTAGTTGATCTCCACCAGCGCCGCCCCGATGGGGAGGTAGCCGACGAGGAGGCCAGACACCACACCGTTGGTCGAGGGGATCGTGGTCGTCAGCTTGGAGAACCGACCCCACCCGATCTCGGGCTTGGCGTTGCCCCAGGAGCCAAGGTTGACGCCCGTGGCGATGGGGCCTTGGAAGGTCGTCTCCTTCTGGCCGGGGCCGGGGTAGCCGTCCGACTGGCCCCTGCGGACCATGACAAGCTCACCCATGCCCTGAAGCCCGGTGACCACGCCCGAGGCCGCGAGGACCGACATCCTGACCGGCTGGCCCGAGCCGCTGTTGATGCCCAGCGGGACCGTGGCGCGGACGGCAGAGGTGATGGCAACCGAGTAGACGCCAGCGGCAGAGACCGAGACGCTACCGAGGTTGTCCGACTCCCCGTTGATGGCAAAGCGAACCGTCGCCTCACCAGCCGGGGCCGTGCGGCAGTAGAAGTTGATCTCCTTGAGGTACGCCCCGTAGGGAATCATCCCCACCACCTGACCGCTGACCGGCGAGGACGCTGCCGTGGCCTGCTGGATGGTGACGAGGTTGCCGCAGACCGCGCGGGACGGGATTCCGACATCCTGGCCGCCAGACCGAACCGGCCCCTGATAGGTCGTATCATTCCCCTTGTGCGCCGCAACAAGATCCGGGCGATCCGTCAGGGAGATGCGGGTGTAGATGACCTCCACGAAGGCAGCCGAGGCGAGTGCGCTCGTCGTGCCCGAGATCGCGCCCGTGGAGAAGTAGATCGGGGTCGGGTTGGCCGAAACGCCCGCGTGGGCGAACGGCAGGGTGGTCTGGGCCGTGGCCGAGTTGACGAACGCCCGGTAGACCGAGTTGCCCGAGATGGAGATGCTTCCGAGGTTGTCCGAGCCGCCCGTGGCGGTGCCGAACTTGAAGGCCGCCTCGCCCGTGAAGGCCCCGGTCTTCCAGATGTTGATCTCATGCAGGACCGCGTCGAACGGCAGGACCGCGACGGGCTGGGCCGTGATCGGAAGGGTCGTCAGCGGGGTCCACACGGTGAACCGACCGAAACCCTTGTTGGTCGTGGGGATGTTGCCCGTGTCGATGCCAGAGGCAACGGGGCCGGAGAACTGCGTCTTGAGGGTCATGGAGAGATCCTTTGCTGATCCGTCCCCAATCTACCCACCGGGCAAGGACGGGGAAGGCCCCTATGAGAAAGGGGCACCCTCTCGGATGCCCCTCCCCCTGCTGGGTACTACGAAGCAGCGGTATGCTTATTTCTAAGCTCCGGCGCTCGCGTACGCATAGCGCCAGTCGGTGGCACCCACCGAGAAGCGCGCCGTCGTCTTCGTCTTGAGGATCTCCGTGTCGAACTCGTTGTCACGGGTGATCTCGGCGTTGCGGCGACGGTAGAACGTCGCGCCCGCCTTGGCGTTCGTGATGATGAACCACGCATCCGGGTCCGTGAGGAACGGGTTCACGATGAGGTCAAGCTGGCCCGCCATCGGATTGATGTCGTTGTCAGCCGAACCCACCGCGAACTTCGTCCCGAGGATCTTCTCAGCCACGAAGCGGTTGGTCGGGGCGACCAGCAGCTTCTCGGGCATGAGGTTGATCTTCAGGTCGGAGTCGTCGCGCCAGTCGTGGATGTCGATGTACGCCTGCTCCAGCGACGCCTGCGTCAGGTCCGAGGCGACAGCGGGGATGTTCCGCTGGGTGCCACCACGGACATTCGGGTGCGTCGAGGAGAAGAAGGCGCTGCCATCCGCCGTCAGCATCGTGCTGAAGCCGAGGTTGAAGACCGAAGCGGCGACGGTCTCTTCCGTCTGACGCATCGACTCAGCCAGCATCTTCGGCACGTTGTTGATGACGTTGTACTGCTCGTCTTCCATCAGTTCGCGGGTGATCGTCGTGCCCAGCCCGTAGGTCAGGTTGACGTACTCGCGCTGATAGCCCTGGAGCATGTCCACATACGGGACGCTGTCACCATCGTCCTTCTGCCCGACGAGGCCGAAGCCCGTCACGCCCTGCTCCTTCTCGAACGCCTTGTTCGAGCGACGCAGGATCATGAAGCGGTTCCACAGCGGCGGGTAGCGGCGGTAGGTGTCGGCCCAGATCGTGGAGATGCCGGGCCACAGGAGTTCAGGGAGATTGCCAGTTCCGGTCGTCATGTGCGGTCCTCCCTATCAGGTCGAGGTGTAGGAGTGGAGGGCGATGCGGACCTCAAGGTCGATGTACGCATTGCCCCAAGCCGAGTTGTTGGCGACCGAGCCGAGGCCGCGAGCCTCAGTCGGAGCCAGACCCAGCACCTGGAAGGTCTTCACGGACGTATCCGCCGAACCCGCACGGATCTGCATCACCGAGGTGCCCGCAGCCGTGTTGCCGTTCGTCGCAGCCGTCAGCGAGACGTACTGCCCGACCATCGTCTCCGCAGCGGAGGCGTCAGCCTGACAGATGAACGTGATCTGCTGGCTGTCGTAGACCGCCGCCCACCCAGCCGTCGAGGCGGGGAGGAAGGGGCCACGGCCCGGCTGGCTGAACGTGAGCGGGCGACCGTTCTCGTCAAACAGCTCCGAAACCACGCCGAGGCAGCGGGTGTTCGCGGCAGCGTTGGACGAGAGGCGGATCACGCCGAGGCCCGCCGAGTTGAATCGGACGGGGTCGTTGATGAACAGGCCCTGGGTGTTGCCCGACGCAGTCACTCGATAGAGCTTCGTGCGGAGGGTGTTGCCAGCAGCCTTGTTCCGAATGGCCTGGAGGCCATAGGGAGCGTCGGTCATGTTGGACTCCTTCTGGAGGGGTTAGTCGATTGTGATGTCGCCCTCGACGGTGACGCCCGTCTTTGAGCGGATGTCTCTCTTCGTCCTCGTCTTGAGTCCCGTAAGCTGCTCCTGAGATGCGTTGCGGTAGTACGCCTCGCGCTCCCGAGCCATCTCTTCGGGCATCTTCATAAGGACCATGTCCCGATACTCCAGCACACCGGCTGAACTTCCCGCCCCCGACTCCACCCCATTGGGGCGGTCGTGGACAGCGTCTCCAGCATCCGCCTGCTCCCAGCCTTCAGCACGCTTCTTCAGCATGTTGGCGGGTTCGGCGTGGACCCAGCGAAGCCTGCTGGACGAGTCCCTGCTCTTGATGCCGAGAGGAGCGGCGGGCGCCCAACTACGGTTGCCCTTCTTCGCCGACTTCTTCCGGCCCTTCTCCGCGAGCGCACCGGCTGCGGAATCGTTGTCAATGTCTGCCATGGTCAATCCTCCACCGCAACGACCCTACCCATAGCCTTCTTCTGCTTGAGGTAGAGTTCGTGTGCTTCCTTGCTGGTCTTGGCGAGCGAACCGCGCCCACCCATGAACATCGCCTCTGCGATGACTCGCTCCTGAGTGCTGAGCGAAGTGCGCTCGCGCTCCTGTGGAGCCGGTCGGCCACGGGGCGAGGCAAACGCCCGGCGAACCGGGTTGGGCTGGTCCTCGTCCTCGTCATCGTCCTGCGGACTTAGCTTCTGCCTGATTCTGACATCAGCCTCGCTCAGGATTTCCCGGAGTGGAGCATCTGGGTACTCGTTGGCAACCTCAATGATGATTGCCTTTGACTCGTTGAACTTTGGGTGCTCAGGATTGACCCAGGGCCGAAGTGGCCTTCCATCCTCACCAGTCTGCTTCTGCCATGCCGAGAGGATTTGCTGCTCAATTGAGGAAATTGGAGGTGGGGCTTGAGAGGCGACTTCCTCGCTCTTCTTAAGCTCCATTTCCTTTTCCCTTGCCTCCTGCTTCATCTCCAGAAGCCGCTCGTTGGCCTCCGCAAAGGCCTCAACGTCGCCGACCGCCATTGACTCCTTCATGTTCTTCTTGATGGTCGCCAATTCGGCCTGCATCTCCTTGTCCCGCATGCCCCCGGCGATGGTCTCAAGGGCCTTCTGGAGCTTGGTGTTCTGCTCGGCAAGCAGGGAGATCTGGCGCTCGGTCTTCTCCGCTCGCTCGTTCGCCTCCTTGGTGTGGCGGTACAGGCGATTGAAGCGGGCCTTCAGCTTGGGGTCTTCGATCTCGACCCAATCCGTTCCCTTCTCTTCGGGTTCCTGATCGACAGCTTTCGGCGCGGCCTTGGGGGCTGCGGCTTCGGGCTTCGCGACAGGAGCTTTCGCAGGCGCGACAGGAACATCGTCATCCGACACCTCCACGCGGCTTCCGATCCTCTCGGTCATGCGGCGACAGCCTTGGCGTCATCCTCGATGACACCGATGATGTCTTCCTCCTGCATGACGTACAGGCCCGGCTCAAAGGCGATGGGCTTGGCCGCCCACTTGCCAAAGAGAACCCTGTCACCGGCCTTCATCACCTCGCAGGCTTCGCCCACGGAGACGACTACGCCCTCGTCGGGGATCATCTTGTCTTCGACGGTCTTGGGGATCTCGAAACCCATCTTGTTCAGGGCCGAGTACTTGGTGCCGATGGACGCCTGTAGCGTCTCTGCACGGACGACAACCCTCGCGAAGAGGGGTCGTAGTTTCTTGCTCATGCTTTCCTCTTTGGGCGGAATGCCCGAGAGGAAACTAGCGGATCGGCAGGGAGGCGGAAGGGGGGATCAGAGGAGGGGGACGGATCCCCCCTTCCAGGGTGCTCACGACTGGCAGGCTGATCAGCAGCCGCGACCACCCTTTTTCGGCTTCTTCTTCATCTGGATCACCCCCTTACAGGAACCCTCTGATGGACTCGTAGGTTGCCGCTGCATCAGCCGGATTGGCGAATGGGCGACCGAGAACGGAAGAAGCATACTGCTGTTCGATGGGAAGAACATAGGGATTCTGCACGGGAGCGCCAGCGTCCGAGATCAGTCCCCGCGAGAGGAGGTTGGCGTAGTACCGGCGTACCGGATCGGTACGGAAAGCGGAGTTCACGCCCTGCGTCCCGTAGGTGGAGATGAGCGCACGCTGCTGGATGTCGCTCATGCCGGGGCCGATGAAGGAACTGATCTCCTGCGGCGGGGCCATCTCGCCGCCACGGAGGTAGCGGGGCGTGGGGTTGGCGACCGGGACGAACGCCTCGTTCCGCATCTCGCCAAGGCCGGTGCCGAGGTTGCCGGGCATCCCGGACGGACCACCCTCAAAGGCAGCCATGTTGCTGATTGGGCTTCCAGTTGGCCCCTCTGGCACGCCAAGTGCCGTCAGGCCACGACCAATCCCATATGCAAGGCCACGCATGGCGGTGCTTGTCGGGCTGAATGCGTCCATCAGGGTGAAGTCGTATGGGTTGTTGGGGTCGGTGAACGCCCCGCCCATGGGCCTGCTGTCTGGCCCAAGTCCGAATACGCTATCAAGCGCGCGGCCAATCGGACCACGGTCCTCGACTGGAGAAGCAACAGTAGGTGGTGCGGGACCAAGATTTAGAGCCTGATTCTCCATGTCGCTGCCAGACATTACCGAATCGTCGCCAAGCCCAAGATCGTTGGTTCCCTCTCCAGCACTCTCGCCCGACATCCCCGTGGACGATGGGGCACCAGCGCCCTCCGACGACATACCACCGCCCTCGTCGTAATACTCGCGCAGGCCCGTGCGGGGGTTGCGGCTACCAGCGCCGCCAAGGGCCTTCAGGAGAGCCTTCTCGCGCGGGTTCACATGGGCAAGCTCGGTGTCCCCATTGCGACCCTGCTTGCGGAGGATCTCCATGGCGGCGGCCCCGGGCGAGGTCTTCATGCGGTTCTGGCGGCGGATCATGCGGCTCTCCGTTTTGCGGTCACTCTATGATTCCGGGGGAATCAAGCAACCTCCCTACGAGTTGAAGGGCCTCGTCAAAGCCCTGCGCGCGGCCCATCGCCAGCAAGTCCTGCGCCATGCGGTAGCGGTGGTGGACGTTCTGCTTGCGGATCTCCTGGACGAGGTACTGTGTCACCGGGTGGCGACGCCAGTTCTCCACCTCATCCGGGTCGAGGCGATGGATCATCGCTTCTTCCTCGCCGCCCTCATGTTGTCAACGAGGTTGGGGTAGGGTCGCCCAGCCTTCTTGGCTGCCGCCTTGGCGGATGCCTTCTGCGCCGGGGACAGGGCCTTGGGCTTGCCAAGGGACTTCGGGCGGGCGCGGTCCCAGATGGGCTTCTTCATGTCAGCACTTCCATGCACGGAGGGACTTGTTGATGCGGGAGTTGGGGTCGTTGGCCGTCTTGGCCGAGGTGAGCTTCTTCTTCATGCCCGTCATTCGGGCACAGAATGACCTCTTGCGTGGGCCGCCTTCCGGCTGCGGGGGCTTGAGCGTCCCCCCCGTTGCGGCCTTGTAGCTGGCCCGGCCCCTAGCGTTGAGGCCGCCCTTTGGGTTCTGCCCGGCCTTTCGCTGCCATGCGGGGGTCTTCGGCATCAGTCACTCCTATGAGTTGAGAAGGAGGAAGACGACATCCTCGTCATCCTCGCGAAGGGCAATCTCCCTGTCCAGCGTCGCGCGCAGCTTGGCGTTGACGGCTCGGGACAGGCGCTCCTGCTCGGCAAGGCGGGTTTCCAGTTCGTTGACCCGCCTCAGTTCCTTGCGGATCTTCCTGACGGCACGGTCGCCAAGGATCTGCCTGGCGAGGATGTTGGTGCTGATCGTGGCGGCGGGAGCGATGACCTCTTCGTTGACCACCACTTGTGGGTCAAGGTTCTCTGGCGTGACGCGGAGGTAGACGCCGGGCGAGACCTGACGGATGAACGATCCCGGAATCTTCTGGTAGGACGCCCACCGCTGGAACTTCTGAGGTACGGACGGGCCGGTCTGGACAGGCGGGACAGCACCGTAGCCCCACGAATCCGACCATGAAATGCCCCATGAGTCGCCCCAAGAGACGAACATCACACGGGGTTCCAAGGATCAGCGGTGGTGCCGGTGCCCTTGACCTGAATGTCGTTGACGTACTGGATGTTGGCGTCCACCTGACCCGCTACCGTGAAGGCAAGCGAGTCGGTCTTGGCCTTGATTGCCGTGACCTTGGTGTCGGTCGTGGTGAGATCGGAGGCCGTGGCGAGGCCGCTCTGGATCTCTGTCACCGCATCGGCAGCGATGGACGCAGCCGTTATGACATCGGATGCCAGCGACGAGACCGTGACGCTGTCGCCGGGGAGGGCCGCGAAGACCTCCTCGCGCACATCGGTCGGGTCCGCGCCCGAGGCCGTGACATGGAGGACGAAGTCGCCCAGCGTGTCCGTGTGCGACGTGGTCAGGGCCAGCGAGTACCAGCCGTCGCCACGCTCGGTCACGGTCGGGGTGATCGACGCGAAGGCCGCACCGTTCTTGCTTGCCGAGATCGTGAGCGTGAGGCCGGTCTTGCCGGTGATGTGATCGGTGCTGTCGGTCATCAGCACCATGAGGTTGCGCGCCGTGGACTGCTTCAGCATGGCATCACCTGTTCACAACGCGAGAGCGGGAGTAGGTGTTTCCGCCAGCCGGGGCAGAGGGCGGCGGGTAGTGGAGGATCGTGGCTTCGATGTTGTAGTTGATGAAGGTGCTGCTGGACAGAAGCCCAGCGGTCCCGGCAAGCAAGCCCACGCCCTCTCCTGGCCGCACGATGATCCCGCTGCCCGGCTCGGCGGCGAAGATGTCGATGTCAGCGAGCCCGTCAAGCTGGATGCCGTTGAGCGACTGCCCGATGGCACCGAACACCTTCATCGCCGGGTTGCGCCGGAACACGCCAGCGTTCTGCTGCTGAAGTACGCTAATCGTTGCGCCATGCGTATACGGCCAATCCCATTGCCACGATCCCTCAAGGCGCGAACGGAACGGGCCGACGACGGCGCGCATGGACGATGGCGTCGCCACGCTGCTGTCGGGCTTGATGATCGTCGCCGCGTCAGCCGAGGTGTCGAGGCCAAAGATGCGCGCGATGCGAAGGTTGATGGCTGGCACGGTGAGGGAGAGCGAGGTGGTGGCGTTGGTCTCTCCGTCCAGCGGGATGAACGCTACGCGCACAGCCAGCACGACGCCGCTGCCAGAAGCGTTGAACAGGCTGACAAGGGGGCCGTCTATGACAGCATCGGTGGCAACGTCCACGCTGCGGTAGGTGTAGGTCGCGCCCGTCGCGGTGTTGGTAACGAACATCGCCACGATCATGCTGTGCGGAACGCCGTACTCGGTCTGCGTAACCGCCACGCCCTGCCCCTCGCGGAGGACGATTGGCTCCACATCAACACTCGCGCCGAAGTCGCCAAGCGTCGCGAATGCGTCGTGCTTCCACGTTGCCAATCCGCTGCTGAACTGACGCGACGAAAGGCTAGTGCCGCCGATGGCCGCGAAGTACGTCGGTGCGTCAGCCATGCGCTTGAGGGCGATGCCCGAGGTCGTGACGCTGTCGGGGTTGGTCGTGAACGTCACCTGGGAGGGCAGGCTGGCGGATGCGGTGTCGTGCTTGATGGGCGAGACTGCATCGCCGCCGCTGCTCGCCGTGGTGCGAAAGAGGGCAAGAGCGCCCGCGCGACCCGAGCCGAACTGCACGTTGCTTGTTGGGGCGACGGGCGAAAGCCTGAGATTGACCAACTCGTAGTACCGGCGCGAGTCAGATGCCTCGTCATTGAAGAGGGCGAATATCCCATCCTCAAGCGGTCGCACATCGACTGCACGTTGGTAAACGAGGAAGGTCTCAGGCATCGGGCGTCACGACGACGAATTCGCTGTAGCGCGACGGCACCTTGCACCCAGGGCAGACGATGGGAGGCGACGCCGGGCCAAGCCCCCCGTTGATGTCGTTCTCCACGCGGGAGGCGAAGGACTCCTCCACCTCCCACTCATGCAAGCAAGCCTTGTGGCGCAGCGTCTTCATGGCTTACGTCGCAGAATCGGTGAACTCGATTTCGAGATCGGCGGTGCCAACTGCGGACGATCCCGAGTGGAACAACTCAAACCCCTGCGTCGCGCGGCAGACGATTGGCTCGACGTTCGTGTCGCTGTAGCCAGCGTTCCAGACTTCCGCGAACGGAATCAGCGTCAGCCAGTTCGCCTGCGTCGTGCCAGCCACCACCGGCTCCTCGTTCACAAAGAGGAAGCGGCGGAAGATGTCGCTGCCGGTGACCGTCTGGTTGGTGCCACAGGTCGTGGCGGCGTCAAGCGCCGACGAGCTGGTGTCGTGCTTCACGGGCGTCACAGCGGTGCCAGCGGACGCTGCCGTGATGCGGCGGCATTGGGCGGTCGTGATCACGCCGGTCACCGCTGCGGTGCCGTTGTTGAACCAATACGCCCTGTAGGCACGGATGATGCGCGCCGATGCTGTGCCGTTGAAGACGTTGAGCATGTCCTTCGCGTTGGCATACGCCACCGCACCAGAGGTCGCTCGCCAAGTAGCTGCCATGTCAGGCTCCCATGTCGATGATTGTCTTGCCGGTGCCCTGCGTCGCGCCGAACACCGTGATCTCCCCGCGCCCGTCCATGCTCGGGCCAGCAGCCCATTGCTGGATGCGGTTCTCGTTGAGTGCGCGGACGCTTGCATCCAGATCGTCGCGGATGTCGCCCGGCATCAGCCCGATGCGCCGTCCCGCCTGGATCTTCAACATGAAGTCCTTGCAAGCGCGCACATGACGCTCAGCAAGGGGCTGCTCCGTCCTGAGCAACCAGCAATCCATTGCCGGTCGCCACTCCATCGCTGGCTGCTTCATTGCATCATCCCTCCGGGTACGACCTCGACGCCCTCTGCCCTGCCATCGGCACCACGAATGATCCTTCGCGGCGCGCCCATGGACTGCATGAGGGACTGGATCATCTGCATCATGCGCTGGTCGCGGGCAGCGTTCTGGGCGTCCATCTGCTGGATCATGTAGCGCACATCCTCGCCCATTTGCTGTGCAACAGGCTTGACCGCTTCGATCTCGGGAACATCAGCACCGGCAGCACCAATGCGCGCCACCATGATCTTCGTGTCAGCCTCCATCTTGGCCTTCTGGGCCTCCATGGACTGCTTGGCGGCAAGCTCCTGCTGGACGCGCACGTTCTCGTATTCCTGCTTCATGCGCGCGATCTCGGCCTCGTTCTGGATTCGCATCTCCTGCAACATCCGCTCGTTTTCGATGCGAAGCTGCTGAAGCTGCTGGTCCCCGACCATCTGCGCCTGCTTCATCTGCTGATCGACTTGCATCTTCTGCGCTTCGATCTGCAACTGCTGCTGCGCCGACTGCGCCTCTAGCTGGAGCTTCTGCTGCTCGACCTGGACCTTCGCCTGCTCAGCCATGGCCTTCGGATCCGGCGCAGGCTCCGGTAGTTGATCCACAGATCGCGGAAGAATGCTGTCAATCCCGTCAATTTCCATCTCCTCTAGCAGCCTCCTCGACACCGCGAGCAGGACTTCAGGGTTGTTGGCGACAAGGGGGTTCTTCGTGGCGAAGTCGAACAGGAACTGGGCCTTCTGGAGGCGACTCTGCTGGTTCATCATGCGGGGATCAGCCACGGGCATGATGAGCATGTCGTCCATGAAGTCCTGATCGCTGACCACCATCTCCTCCGGCCCCTCCGGGCTGACCGAGATGAAGCTCTCGATTCCACGGAAGTAGATCCCGTGGAGGCGATAGATCTTGTTCAGTTCCTTCGACCAAGAGTGCAGCAGGAACTCCTGCACCGAGGTGAACATCACCAGCGACTGCTCGACCATCGTCTGCATGGTCGTGGGCTGGAAGACCTTGTTGATGTCGCCCGCAGCGGCGTCCGTGGTCGCGCCGATGCGCTGGGCGCGCGTCTCAAGCTGGGCAATGGCCTGCATGAGGGTGGGCGGCGGGGCGGGGAAGGACAACGTCTTGATGCCCTTCTGGATGTCGTCCGTGCTGGCCGAGACCGTCTTCAGGCTGCCGAGTTCGATCTTCACCGGCCCCTTGCTGATGTTCAGGGCCTCCGAGATGAACCCGCTCATGTTGCCGTGGATCGACAGCGTGGTCGCGTCGATGAACTGGCGCAGGAGCTTGTTGACCGCAATGTTCGTCTTGCCCAGCAGGAAGCCAAGCCCGTAGCCGTAGAAGCCGTCCGGGTTCACAAGGAAGCGGTAGTGCGTGTATTCCTCGATGGGCAGGCGACCGTTGAGCGGACGCCCGGTCTGGTCAACCTCGTACCGCACTTCGATGCGGAGCAGCTTCTCGGAGGTAACGTCGATCCAGATCTTGTACGGCTCCGCGATCCCGTCCCCGTCAAGGTCGAGATGGCAATGCTGTTCGATGATCTGGGCCATGTCCTCGCTCTGCGTGGCAGAGGCGTGGATGCCGTTGTCCCTGTCGTTCTGCTCCTGGATGGGCGACGACAACTGCCCGATCATCATCGGCTCGGGCGGGGATAGGAAGTAGCCCTCCGAGGCGCGGATGCGGCCCTCGTTGAGGTTGATGTGAATCAACTCGGTCTTTCGATGTACATCCTCGATGTTGATCGGCCCGATGTGGTACGGGACGTAGAGGTCTTCGGCGCGGACGGCGCGGGTGACGATCTTGTTCATCACCGGGTCGAAGTACGTCTTCGTGAAGTCCGACCCATGCACCGCAACCCGCAGCAGCATGGCCGACTTGTCCTCCTTGTAGGTCTGGTCCTTGAAGAACAGGGACCATTGGAGGAACTGGCTGACCCGCTTGGCACGCTCGGAAGAACCCGGCACGGAGGGGTTGGTCGAGATCGCGGCGACCGGCATCCGGCTCGCGAAGAATGCCTTGTAGGCGCGGCTCTGGAAGCTGTTGCAAGCCTCCGTCAGCAGGCCAAGGCTCTCGTCCGAGGAGTTGGGCCACGGGCGGTTGATCGGCGCGTCCTGCTGGTTGTAGACCGCAACCCAGTCGGCATGCATGGCATCCCATTCCGACCGGCTCTCCATGTCCGACCTGAAGTCCTCAAGGCAGACCTGGGCGATGGACTCGCGTTCCTGCTCGGAGAGACTGTCCGCAATGTTGACGAGGAGCGCATTGAGGGCCTGCCGCTTCTTGCGCCGGATCTTCTCGTTGTCCCCTCGCCACTTGCGGTCGTTCATCCGTAGGTCTCCTCAAGTCTCGGCAAGTTGCCGCGCGTGTTCTCCCACAACCACGCAACCATGCCGGGACCGTGGGCGTCCCATTGAATCCACGGGCTTTCCTGCAAGAACCTTGTGAAGTCCTGCGCCTGACAAAGGATGTCCCTGTCGGTCCAGAACCTCTTGTTCCTGCCTCCAGCAGCCATGTCCATCAGGATGTATTTGGGTGTGCCATCCTGGTGGCGCGCGTCCTTGTCCAGCTTGCTCTCGTCAAGGTGACAGGAGTCGAAGCCGTAGAGGCCGATGGACTGGAAGCCCATGAATTGCCATGCAAGTATCATAGCGCGACCGGCAGAAGAAGACCCACCCCCCATCAGGAACTTCTGATGCTCGGGTGGGAGGACGGACTTCTCGTCCGCGCCCACCGCTGCATGCCAGCCATAGACCTTGCCGCCCGTGTCCATGAGGCGCTTCACCGTAGAAGGGTCCACCATGGAGGCGCAGAAGTAGCGCACCCCAGGATAGGCTGCCGGGAGAAGCTCGGCGCGGGGCTTGCCATGGGTGCTGATGCCCTCATGGGGGCGTGGGTCGAGGAGGACGCACCCCCACGGCACCAGCCCGGCTGCGATCAGCTTGTTGTGGCTGTGCTTGACGCAGAAGAGGATTGATCCGTTCTCCACTTCCTTGCGTATGGCATCCATGGTCTCGGGGAGGTCAAGGGACGGCCCGGCAGAGACGATGACAGCCCGCCTCATGTGGTGGCGGCTGTAGCGCACCCACTCCGGGATCTGGGCAAGGTTCGCCACGATGTTGGCGCGGATGGTCTCCTCCGGGACGCAGTTCTGCGTCTGTACCAGCATGTTGGTCTGGTAGGAGTTGTTGGTGATGGCCTTGATCTGCTCCTTCTTGGCTTGAGCCATCTGCCGCACATGGAACACCGGAAGGTCGTCCGGGATGTCCTTCCAGTCCTTCGTCACGGCGACATGGACGAACCCCAGCCCATCCACCGCCCGCTCGACCGACTCAAAGGCAATCGTGTCCGTCCGCACGGCATTGATGCCATAGAGCGAGGTGTCAACGTGCTTGCCGTCCTCGTCGGAGGAGTAAAAGCCGATGAATATCAACGGCTTGTCCTCTACCGCCAGCAGCGCCCGGCGGATGTCCTCGACCGACACGTTGTCGCAGTTGATGACCGGCACAGCGTCCTCCGGCACCTCGCCGTCGAAATCGCGGGGATTGATTCGGACATGGGGGCGACCGGCGAGCAGCCGCTCCACGATCTCCGCATTGGTCATCCCTAACTTGCGGTTGCCCTTCTTGTGGACGAAGACCCCATCCAGGTACGACGCCTCGAAAGCGTCCAGACCATACGGACCAAGCCCGGTACTGCAAAGATCGTGCCAGTTGCTCTTCTCCTGCTCCATGTGGGCGATGACGCAGACCATGAAGACGTAGCTGTCGTGCAGTTCGGACAGCTTCAGGACATCGTCCTTGAGGTACATCCCAACGAACTTCCGCAGGAAGTCCCCGCCCTTGAGCTTGAGGTTGAAGGCCATGAACCCGCACTCGGGATGCGGGGCGCTCTGGGCGCGGGAGAGGAGGACGCCGTCGTGGTCGTCAAGGAGGATTACGTCGAGGAAGGATTCCGTGATCGGGGCCTTGGTCTCCACATCGCCGTCCAGCCAGACAAGCCAGTCGAACCCATCCTCCTCTGCCTCCTGAAGGGCGATCTTCAGCGCGAAGACCTTGTGGGCAAACCGCAGCAGATCCTGGCGGTAGTCATAGCCCGGCTGGGAGGGGTCAAGGCGGCGCGCGGCGTGGCGCTCCATGAACCCCCGGAAGCCGAAGTCCATGGCGAGCTTGTCGTCCGTGATGACGTTCGGCTCCAGCAGATCTCCCCAATATTGCTTGGCCGTCTCCAGCCAGCGCCTGCCGTAGAGTTCCTCGCCAGCGGGGGACCAACTGCTGGCGACCATGACCTTGCGCTTCATTGGGACTTCTCCACGAAGATGCTGTCCTTGTTCACGACATCGACCAGCTTGTAGTTGAGCAGCCGAAGGACGTTAATCGAGTCCTCCTTGGGGCGTTCGATGATGAGGACCGGCTTGTGCTGCTTGAGGGTCTCCATGGCCCCGACAAGCACACGATGCTCGAAACCCTCCGTGTCGATCTTCACCAGACCAAGGAGTGTGTATTTGAACTCATCTATGGCGTACATCGGCACTCGACCGGCGTTGTCCACTTCAAAGCCTCTCGCTCCCGTATTGGCAAGAGCGTCCACGCGCACGGAGCCAACCCCCCGCTGCGCTCCAGCGGCACCGTAGATCGGGATCACGGATTGCAACTTGCGTTCGCCCTGCTGTACGCCAAGACCCTGCGTATTGCGGACAAGGCACGGGTAGTTGGCCGAGTCGGGCTCAAAGGCGAACACCGTGTCGAACTGCGCGGCCATGCGAGCGGAGTAGATGCCCACATGCGCGCCGACATCAATGGCCGTGCCGACCTTCTTCACATGCTTCATGGCGGACTGATACGCAGCCATCTGGTACTGGCTGAGATCACCGACAAAGTGGTGGTCCGTTTCCGGCAGCCACCAGTCTCCAACCTTCTTCACTCGAACCTCCCCTTGGTCTTCATCATGTGGTCGTACTCGTTCGTCCACCATCCGCCGAATGGAACGTCGCGCAGATGCTCGAACCATGGCCCGCCATCGGTGAAGTGCATGGCGCGCGGCTTCACCGTGTGCTTGGTGTGTCCGACGAGGAAGTTCCATCCTGGCGACAGGTCACCGATCTCATGGTCACGCAGCCACGCAAAGGTGTGCAGTTCCTTGCCGGGGATCGTGTTGACGTAGCTCGGCGTGAGGTACTTGTTGGCCGGGTGGGAGCAGTTGAACAGGATCACGGAGGACCAGTTCTTGCGCGGGTACTGCTGCTGGACCTGACCGTCCATCTTGATGTCGTTCTGCGGGATGTGGTTCTGCTTCACCACTTGCACCGCAAACTTGTCGTCCCGCTCGGCATACAGGCCAGCGATGTCGTCCAGCCAGAGGATGTCGCAGTCGGTGAACAGCGCCCAGCCTTGGTAGTTCTGGAGCGCGGGGACGAGGAAGCGAGTGAATGCGAACTCCGTCGAGAAGGGACGCCCGTCAAGGACATCGAACATCTGCCCGGTCTTCGGGTTCACGCCCCATTCGCGAGAGAATATGCCACGCGCGCGCAGTTGCTTGTGATTGAGCGCACGGACATGAAGCGGAATGCTGCTCTTGCGCTGGGCAGAGAACGAGCAGACATCGAACGCATCCACCTCGCGAGCGTCGAAACCTATCCAATACGGAAGCGGGTCAACGTCCATCCTCGCCTCCGTCGAACTCGACCCGGACGAGCGCATCCCCCTGGAAGCGAACATCCGTGATGAAGCGCATCCACACATCCCGCGACCAGAGCGTCAGGTGTGCGTTGCGACCATCTGGCAGCGTCTTCTTGGCGGGGAAGGTCGCGATGCCGAAGAAGCAATGCTTGCGCGCGCGGATCGTGGCGTTGAACACCGCCTGGCGAAGTTCCTCTCCCTCAAGATGCTCCAGCACATCGCAGCAGATGACCATGTCGAACGGCAACATGATGTTGGGGATCTTGTCCAAGCCCGGCACGGCAGGATCGTAGAGCGTAGGCATCTCCACGCCCCATTTCTCATGCAGCTTGAGTTCCGTGTATTGCATCCCCTTGCCGCTGCCGAAGTCGAGGATGGTCTTGATGTTGAACTCCGTGATGATCTTCGCGATCTGGTCGCTCCACTTCTCGGTGGAGTGGCCGGGGAACTTCCCCTCGGCGTGCATCTGCTTGTAGAACGCGAGGTTGCTCATTGCTTCCTCCTTCGGATGCAGAGTTCATATCCCGCTGCGTTGAGTGCCGCCTCGAAAGACACAAGCTGCGGCGAGTGCTGGTATCGCCATTGGCTGATCGTGTCGATCTCAAGGCCCGACTTGTCCCGGAGCGACTTCATCGTCAGGAACTCGTCCCTGTTCACCAGTTCAAAGAATTCCCTGACCAAGGGATGCATGTTTCCTTCGATGCGGAGCTTGCCGCAGCGGCGACCACGCCTCTTGTCGGCCATGCGCCGGTAGCCCATCAGCCGGGCCGGGGTCATCACCTGGGTCACTTGACCAGCCTCTCGAAAGTGGACCACTTCATGTAGACGCGCGGCTCGTTCTCGGGCTTGAACGGCTCCGGGTCGATCCGCACGACGAGGATGTCGGCACTTCCGATCCATCGCTCCCCGGTAGCCCACGCATCCTTCTTGCGCTGCTTGGCTTCAACTAGGACGCGCTTGCCGTCCTTGAGGACTGCCTCGACATCGTGGGGGAATGCGTCAAACGCGCCCGATCCCGGCTGCCGACGAGCGGTCAAGCCGAGTGACTCGAACTGCTTGACGATCCATTGCTCCAGCTTCCGGCCCTTGGCCTTCGCGGACTTCGCCTTGATCACGGGATCTCTCCATTGCGCTGCATATGCTCAAGCGCCTTGCCGTTCCGCATCTCCTGGAAGTTCCACATGCGCCCGGCGATGGTGCAGAACGCCTCAAAGCGACGTTCCGCCCATTTCAGGTCGGTCAGGTCACCCGGCATGTAGGGCCAGAGGGTGCTTGGCACACCATGCCGCTGTATTGCGTGCGGAGCGGTCATGATCGCCTCTTTTCCCCTTCTGAGCGCCTCAAAACCGAGACCGGAGTTGAACGAGGCCACGATTGCCGTGTTCTCCCAGAAGGTTTCGTCCTTCGGGCTCTTGTGGAGCGTAACGACCATCATTCCGGGGAAGCGGGTGCGGATTTCCGCGCGCCATCCGGCGTCAAAATCAGCCGGGAGCTTGAAATACTCCACCATGAAGTGGCTTGGCGGCTGGTAGACGATCAACTGGCGCTTCTGGAGGTTCTGGCGCGGCTCCAGCTTCAGCAATCCACGCGACTGAAGGGCTGCCAAGCGAGGTCGATCCACCTCCAACGTATGTCTCTGACCGTTGGACTGGTGATCCAGCGAGAAACGGAAGTACCCCTGCTCCTTCCAGAGGTCTTCGTTGCGCCCGAAGAAGGCGTGATCAACATGGACGAAGTGCTTGCCCTCCTGGCGCGCCTTTTCATGCATCTCCGCACCCCCGTATAGGATGCCGTAGTGCAGATTCACGCGAGCGAGCGGCTCTCCGTGGGCTGCAAGGTATTCGCCCTTGCAGAAATTGCGCGCAAGGTTCTCGCCCAGCGGGTGGGGAGCCTTTGTCGGCGCGAAAAACTTGATGTCCATGTCACCTATACGCCCCGAGAAGGCTGAACTTCCCCGTCATGGAGATGGAAACGTCCTCGTAGCGCCGGTTGCCCATGCGCCGCGCGAAGATGCGGTCCATTTCCTCGTTCGTCATGCTGGGAGTTGGCTCATCAGGCTCTGCCGTGACGTAGATCGCCACGAAGGTCTTGTTCTCGGTCCTGCCTCCGACACGACGGATGAGATCGCGCGACTTCATGAAGTTCAGGACGTAGGAAACCCGCGCCACGGTCGCGCCGGGGATCATCTTGGCTATGTCGTGGACCGTCCATTCACCATCCATGGACCGCACGACTTGCCGGATTGCTTCGGTTGTCTCGCCCGCCATCACGCCCTCCTGCGTCTGACTGCGTAGGGATCGGATACCACGCCCCCAAGTTCGCGGGCAAGTTCCATCAACTCGTCGTTGACCCGGTCCTTCTCGGTGGTCACCCGAGAGTGGGCGCTCAGGGCGAAGCCAACTTCGTCATAGCAGTTATGCACGATCAGACCCATTGTCCCTATCGTGAACACCGGGACCCGTGCCACCGACAGGTTGAACACGGCTGACCGACCTTCGATGGGAGAAATACCCAGGATTGCGGCGTCGCCAATTGCGCTGTTGGCAGAGGCGCGTGCACATGCGCGCGTTGCGATGCTTTGAAAGGAACTCCTTGCCGCACTCTTCGCACTTGCAACCAAACCGGGCTTGGAGCTGTCCGTTGGCCTTGCCGCGCTCCGAATGCCACTTGCGGCCCTCTTCGCTAGCGTGCCAATCGCGCGCAGCCAACTGAGCGGCTGCAATGGCTTTCTGGAGATGTGCCGCCCTTGAGGGGTGTCGCATGTGTCGGGAGAGGTGCTCGCCTCCGGGCACGCACTCAAGGTTGGAGATGTCGTTGTTGGACCTGTCTCCGTCGATGTGGTGCACATGGTGCCCCTTCGGAATGGGGCCGTGATGATGCTCCCACACCACGCGATGAAGTCGCTTGCCGCGACGCTGCCAATAGTGGCCGCAAAGCCAATACGCCTTGCCAAGGAAATGCTGCGGTTCAGACATTCAGGATCATCCTCCGAGTTGGTGGACATGATCCTATCACCAATACGCAGTTCGTCAATGGTACGCCACCCACGACGAGTGAGAATTTTGTGCGACGAAGTGGCCCGGAACGAACCTCCGTCGTGGATGACTTCAACTACCTCTTCCAGACCCGTGCAGCCGGAACGAAGAACTTGTTGCCAGCCAAGTGGCGTCCACACTCGGTCCCCCGGCACGATGTCTTCGATTGGCACAAGTCCGTTAGATTTGGTCTGGACCAGCGTCCCGGCTACAAAGCAATGGTCCTCCTGCCTCCGAGTGGCCGGTCCCTTGTCGGGTTCAAGCTCGTCCAGCGTCAGGCCGGGGCAAGTGCGCCAGAAATGCTGGCAGTTCTTGGTCACGAAGAACATCGGGTGGTACGCCCCGTCATTGGCCTGCTCGCCAACGAGATGCTCCACGATGGTCGTGTAGTTGGCCTTCCGATCTCGCCGCCCCTGACGGAGGATGAAGCGCCCTCCGGTGGCGGTCCGCATGTTGTCTTGTGGGGAGGGACCATCCTGGCTTGCCCACATCTGCGGGTCGGCCACGCGGATGTCCACGGGCGGTAGCTCCATCTCATGCTCAAGGCGCAGGATCTCCCGCGCCACGGCCCCAGCAGACATCCTAGCCCCCATGTCCGCCTCGCCGTTCCAGCCATACCACTCGGCAAAGCGGATCTTCGCGCCCGGAGGAAGGTAGACATCCGGGAACCCGTCCTTGGCCTTCAGAGTTGCTCCCTCTGATATGCAGTACCATCCAACGGAGAAGGGTTTGGCTGTGCCCCAGTCCATAGCCATGAGATGGGTCCAATGTCGTGGGGGCTTGAAGCTCCGTACCATGTGCCGGGATCTGTCGAGCATGGATAGGGCTGCTCCCGAAACCACATCCCAGTCGCCGTCCCGTAGTGCCTTGGCCCGCTCGGGGGAGAGGGCGGTGAATGATCCTTCATAGCTGTCCACATCCAGGTGCGGGTTGTCGTCCATCTTCGCGGGGATGTAGATGCTCCTCCAGCCCGGCGAGTTCTTGGTCTTGGTCGTCTTGTCGTGGAAGAAGTGCATCGGCGGGGCTTGCTCGATGAAGATGTCCCGCAGGAGGTTGTGCGCCGGGCCTCCGGGATTGCTGCCGATGACAATGCGCGGAAATACCTCCTCCTGAGCCGCCTTGTAGCGCCCAAGGCGCACTCGGGTGCGTAGGAACTTCAACTGATCGGGGAGGAAGAGCGCCCCCTCGTCAATGCCCAGCCAATGCATCTCCGCGCCCTGGTACTTGAAGATGTCGGCCAAGTCCTCGGCAAAGCAGAACTGGAGGAAGGCGTCGTTGTAGAACGTCAGCTTCCGGTCAGTTTCCTTCCAAATCGCCACCTCGGGGGGGATCGCCATCTGCTGGATGGGGATGAGGTGGTTGTCCTTGAGTTCCGGGTAGGTCCGCCGAAAGAGATACGCCTGCAAGCCGGGGTTCTGCAGGCAGGAGATGATCCCATCCATGCGGATCGCATGGCTCTTCCCGCCCCCCGCCGCGCCTCCGTAGAGAACTTGCCTAGCCTTGACCGCGTGGAAGATCCTCTGCTTCTCGCTCGGCTGGTAGCCCAATGACCATTGCGCCATTCGCGCTCTCCGTCACATCGATGACCCCGCGCAAGGCGTCCTTGTCCTCGCGGTTCACCATGATCTCAATCGTCAGCTTGTCTTCCTTGCCGACAGCCTCGGCCTTGAACTCGGCCTTCGCGATCCCCCGCTCCAGCAGCCAAGCCGCCGCGCGCCAATCGCGGTCCCCCATGATGCGCTCGACCAGCGGCTTCGCACTCAGCGCCCTCGCCCGCCGGAAGTAGCCTTCAAGCCTCGGCTCCTGGTTGCGGTACTTCTGCACCACCCGATCCGTCAGCCCCGCCGCCTCGCACGCCAAGGCAACCGGCATCCCACGGGTGATGTTGTGCAAAGCCTCCGCAACCTCCAGCAGCGGAAAAGAAGCCTCATCCCACCTGGGCTTCACAATCTTCCCTATAGCCGCCAGCCAAGTCTCCACCGTGCTGGTGTCAGCCGTCCTCGCCTCAGGCACCGTCCCAACCGGCGCAGAGTTCGTGTGCCCCCTTGCTACCAAGGAAACCGCCCTCTTCTCCCCGTCCCAGTCCTCGCTCAATTCCCTCAACCTCCTCCTCGTCACAGGATGCCGCTTGGAGATGTACGTCCAAGACGCCCCAGCCTCCCACAGCATCCGCACTACCCCCTCATCCAGGGCAGGCATCCGCTCAGAGGGGAGAGGTTCGGAGTCCTCTACAGTCAGGGGCATACCCTAGGGTATTTTTTTCTGGTGGAGCCAGCAAGCACCCAGTTAGGCGCGTGGGGGCATGGCCTTCGCGCCCGCGTGTGAGATCGCGAAAACCCCAAGCCGGGGGGGGTCTCGTTCGCCATCCGCTTGAAGCCCCCCTCCCCCCGCCATGCCCGCGCCGCCAGCCAGCCGGCCTCGCGCCAGGATGCCGGTCGCCATGGCCCGCGATCCGCCGAGATGGGCCGGTCGAGATGGATCCGCCGAGATGGGCCGGTCGAGATGGCTCGGTCGAGATGGATTCGCCGAGAGGGATCCGCCGAGGCCGGGCCGTGCTGCGCTGCGGCAGGATGCTGCGATGCGGTAGATGCAGTGCGGAAGGTTAGGTGGCCGAGTTATAGTGTAACGTGGTGGGATGGGCGGGGGAGATTGGGAGTGGAGTGCTTTTCGACCCTCTACTGATCCTGCGTTGTCATCTACTGGCTGGCGGCTAGAGCCGCTACCGGGACCAGCATCCCCTGGCGTAGCTCCCTGCCTTCCCTGTATCTCCCCATAGTGTGGGAGTTGAAGTAGCGGGCTTTCGGGCTTCTTTCCTTACAGCGTCCCCCGCCATCCTCTAACGCCATCCGCCCCTTGCAATGCCCATGCCAAGATGCGGCCCGAAGCTATGCGCCAGGCGCAATGCAGGAAACCGGCGCCCCTCAACACTAAACACTTGCACCACGCCTATACACTCTATATCACGCGCGTAGCCGCATGGTGCGGCTTGGAGGGAAAGATGAAGATCGAAACCGTGTCAGACTTCCGGCGAGCGTATCGCCAGGGGCCTTATGCATGGCCCGGCGGCTACCCGCTCTACTTCATCGCGTCCGACGGCGAGGCGATTTCGTTCAAGAGCGCGCGCGAGAACCGCCGCTTGATCTTGAAGGCTATCGCCTACGCCGATCACAACAGCGGTTTCCGCGTCATGTGGATGGATGTCAATTGGGAGAACCCGAGCCTCTTTTGCGCTGATACGGGGGAACGCATCCCTAGCGCCTACGCCGAGGATCGCGCATGACCTCCATATCCCTCGCCATGGCCCTCGCCGCCCCCGCCCTAATCGCCAGCCTCACGCTGGCATGGGCAATAGAGGCCTGGCGTCTCGGCGCGCCGCTCATCGCCATCGGCTTCGCGGCGACCGGCGCTGGCATCGCCTACGCGACCGTCAACGCAATTCTGTAAGGGGACAAACCATGCTCACGATAGGGATTTCCTTTCTCGGGCAATACCGCCCGGCCTATTTCCAAGCCGAAACGCTTGGCGACGCTATCGCCGCCGCTGTTCGTGCCGTCTATCACATGGACAATGCCGATTTCGATTGGATCATGGAACGCTTGCGTATTGGCGGGGATGAAATGGCCATCAAGCCGAATTGTTCCGCATGGAGCGCCGAGCATGGATGCCGGGCCGTGTCCTTCCGGCGCGGCGCGCATGATCCGTTCCTCGATAGCGTGACGCGGGACATGACGCCCGCGCCGGGCCTGGATTACTCGGAAGCGGCAAACCGATAGGCCGAAACCGGGCGCTTGCCCGGTCGCACGGTTAGGCCGTGCCTGACGAGGCCAAAAGAGGAAGGGAACCATGGAACAGTTAGAAGCTTTGCGCGCCTTTGTGTCGCGCCGATCCGGGATTGACTGGCGCGACTATGGCGACCGGGCATCATTCATGTCCGACTATCGCCGCATCCTGCGGGATGGCCGGGACGCGCGCGCCATGCTGCGCTACCTTGAAATGGCGGCGCGCAATGCCGCGGAACGGGGCGCGCCTATGCCCCTGCCCCAAGGCGTCAATCGGATGGCCTGGGATGGCAAGGCTTGGGACTTCACGCCATGCCAGTATCATGCCATGGAATACCGAGCTGGAGCCTGCCGATGGCTAGCGGAGGCAATCGAGGCTTTCTGGGATGTCCCGTATCATCCTGGCCGCCGCGACGCCATCCTGCGAGCCGCCCGCAATGTGTTCGGGCGCGCCATCGCCAAGCGGTGGTTCCAATGATCCGCGCCGCCGGAAGCCTCGCGCTCTACGTCGTGATCGCGCTGCTGATCCTGGCGCGCTGCGCCAGCTAGTGGAGGGAACCATGCAAGATTTCACGCTCGAAACGCTCGAAAGCCTGCGCGAGGCCCGCGAAGGCATGGCCGAGTTCCATGCATACTCGGAACAGATGCGAAAGCTAGGCAACGGTTCTAGCTGGGGGCCGTATCCTGGAGGATCGCCCCTTTCCACGCTGGCGAGGCTTGATGCAATCATCGCCAAGCTTGAAAGCCGCTAACGGGCAGGGGCGCGGCAACGCGCCCCTATCCCCCAACGCTTAGACGCTAGGCGTTTCTCTTCCGCCTAGCGTCGGGGGGGGGGCGGGGTGCGACCCGCTCCCCCCACCCCACCCGCCATAAAGGCGTTTCCCGCGCGCGAGCAGCCGTCCGCTACATGGGACTGCCGCGAAGGGGGATCGCATCCGAGGGACCAATGACCGAAGAACAGAAGCTCCACGCCATCGTCGCAGCCGTCGCCGCCGACCAAGGCGTCCCGGCAGAGGCAATCCGGGGAAGGCGGCGGACCCGTGAAGTGCTGCAAGCTCGCCATCTCGCGACGGCCCTGGCCTACGAATTCCTGCCCGCCCTTACCGTGCCCGAGATCGCCGCGCTCATGGGCAAAACCCAGCACTCCACGGTCGCCAACTCCCTGCGGGTCTGCCGCAAGCCCAAGGAGGCCGAGATGTATGCGCGCCTGCGCGAGGTGCTGGCGGGCTACATCGGACTGCCGCAGTAGGGGGTTGACCGAGGCCGGGGCTTGTGTAGGGTGTGGGGGCCGGGGGTTCAGCGCCCCCGGCTCCCTGGATCTGCGCGGCTTCGCAACCCGCCAGTCCTTGGACCCACCCTTTCGACGGAGGCGGGTCATGTCCAGCAAGATGGACTACCCCACCGAAAGTCGCAAGGACCTTCTGGGACGAACCTGAACGGCCAATGCCGGACGCAGGAGAACCGGGAGCGGGGCAGTCATACAACGTCCTTCGCTTCGATCCGGGGCATTTTACCGGGAACGGGTTTTCGACCAAGCACAAGCCACCCCTTTGAACCGTACACTTACCCTCCCGGTCGGGGACATAGACCAGGGCACGGCGGCTGGCCCCCGATACAGGGCAGGGTGGGTATAGAGGTCGGAGCGATGAAGAACACCGCGTCTATGTCTCCACGGGGATATAGCGAAAAGCGAACTATGGGTGATGCCGGTATGCACCCCCTGCATGACGCCCTGCAATAAACGCAAGACACACATAGCCACAACGTGATACACGGGCGCTGCTTCAGAGGAGGGACCATGAAGAACGGCTACAAGACCGAGATCCACCAAACCCCTGGAACGCTCCGCACGCGCATTGCCTTGCGTGTGGAACTCGCACGGGATCTGGACCCGCAGTCGCTGGATCATCTGCTGGCGCACCAGCGCATTGCTGACCTTGAACGCCAGCTTCAGAAGATGGAGGGGTGACCATGCACATCATGGTGAGCGTCTACAAAGAAGAGATCAGCAGCCGAGTGCATCCTGCTGCCGAGGACCGCCGCGCGTTCGTGAGCGTCAATGTGGGGCAACTCTCGCTGATGATGGACCCAGAGCAGGCCAAGCTCCTGGCCGAGGTTGCGCTCCAGGCCGCGAAGGAGGCGGGGGCATGAGCGACCACAAGTATCCCGCCTACCAGCCGACCGGAGCAGAGACGCTGGAGAAGCTGGTGATGGACCCGAACATACCGAAGAGCGAGACCGAGGGATGGTCGTGCCGCGAGATTGAGCGCCTCCGCGCCCGCGTTGAGGTGCTGGAGCGGGCATTGCATGCCGCAAAGGATGCAATGGCTGCCGTGTCGGTTCCTCGCGACAACGAACGTGCAATCCTGTTTCAGGCATATGATGCCGCATTGG